CAGTTTATACGCTTGCAGCATACCCGCCGCACCACTACGGCGCATGGCCTCTGCTGCCTCGCAGTTGCCCCGATGCTCATACAGGAAGGCGGCCAGCGTCATGATGCCCAGGCGGATCTCCTCGGGAACATCGGTCACCAGCGGGCCATACCCGGCAGTGTACTCCACGAAAATGGCCGGGAACTGAATGTCCTCGGTGACGATGGTAGGCCGGATATGCAAAGACGCCGGCTTGGTGCCGAGGATGCGGTAGTCCTGGCTCTCCTCTCCGTATAGCTCGACGCTCTCGACGCTCACAAGCTGCGCATAGGGGAGCGTGATGGTGTCTTCAAGCGTGATAGCCTGCCGGGTCAGGGTCGGATACGCCAGCGTGCCCAGGTACGGCCACTGCTGATACACGACACGGCGGGGCCGGGTCACCAGCTCGGACTCCAGCCAGTTGACCACCATGCCGGTCGCCATCAGCGCCAGCCGTGGCAGGGATGGGTCTGCCGGGTCAGCGACCAGCCAATCGGCAAGGTCTGCGGTGGCCACTGCTGCCTCTAGCGGTGCCTGCGTGGTGGTGGTGTACATCAGGCGTCCTCTTTAGTCTCATAGCCGTCAACAACGGCGCGCTCTGCGTCCTGCCCGGCATCCTCTGGCGTGGCCCCGCCCTTGCGCTTGCGGCGCTTGCGTGGCTGCTCTGGCTCGCTCTCGGTGGTGGTGTCAGGGCGCGGCATGATAACGCCGTTCGCCAGCAGTTCGCGGGCGCGCTCGGCATTGTCGATAGTGACCACCCGGCCTTGAAGCCCAAGCGTTGAGTTGATTTTGCAGATGTATTGCATGTGATTCCCCGTAACAAAGAAGGGGCAGCCCGTAGGCCGCCCCTTGAGTCTAGCACGCTAGGCGCTGTTAGGCAGCCACGGCGAAGGAGCCCTTCACGAACCCGTTGGGGCGCGGGATAGCGAAGGCATAGCGCTCTTCGGCCAGGATGGCAACACCGTTGCGCACGAAGTAATCAGCGTGCGACTCGCTCACACGGACTGAGATATCTTCGCGCTCATACAGCTTGGCGCCCATGGTCCAATCGCCCAGGAGGAACTGGCCCTCGGGGATGGCGTTGGAGACCACGACCGGCATGCGCCAGATGCGGTTGTCAGCCCCGTTGGCCGGGAATTGGATCATCAGGTAATGACCGTCGGACGCCTTGGCGGTTTCCAGGGTGCCCCAGTCTGCCGGGTTGAGAACAATCCCGTTCGGGTTGTAATACTCAGCCTGTTGCAGCAGAGTCACGGCGCTGCGGATATGGTCGATCATGGCGCTCGGAACATCGCCAGCAGATGTGCCGCTGGCAAGCTCGCCAATGTCCTGCACGTCACCATCCACCAGCAGGCCGGTCACGTCCTGGCCGGTGCCTGAGCCCAGCAGCAGTTGCGCGTCAGACTCAAGATCCAGGCCGTAGGTCAGCTCAGTGTCGATGAGACCTTGCAGCATCGGTGCATCAGACAGCGCCTGGCGGGATGCCGGCATCCAATGGGCGATGGTGCGAACGGGATAGGTGATAAGCTCCCAGGTCGCGTTGCTCTCGGCCTTGGCCACGAACTCGCCACCGCCAATACCAGCCGTGGTGCCTTGCGGCGCGGCGTTGTTGGTGCTGACATTCAGGCGCATGACCTCAACGCTACCGGATGCAGTCGGGATAGACGGCACGAGGTCGCGGATGCGGGTCGGGCGGAAGGGGTCGCGGTGTACCTCGGGATCACGGTCGGGACGAATCAGCGCGCCAGCCGAAGCGGACAGCGAAGTGATGTCCTTCTTCTGGAAGTTGGCAGGGGCGCCGTTGCCGCGTCCGCTGGACTTCACCTGCTCATACACCTCGGAGGTGGTGAACATTTCGCCCAGGGACTTGCGCTCGGCACGCTGGCCACCGGGGCGGAACTGCTTTGCCTCGGTCTCTAGCTCGATCAGCTTGGCGTCCATCTTCTCGAACTGGGAAACAAGCTCGGCTTGCTTTTGCTCGTGCTGCTCGAGGGCGGACTTGGTTTCGGCGGACGCGGCGCCCATTTCTTTCAGCTCGGCGTCATGCTTTTCTTTCAGTTGCTTGACTTCGGCAGTGGCGGCTTTGAAACCGTCAACAAGCTGCGAGAGGTCTTTTGATTCATCAGACATGGATATGTCCCTCAGAGTTTAAATTCGTGTAGCAGCGCCGCCATTGTTTCGCGGAACTGGTCTTGCTGTTTAGCGTTTTGTTCTGCCTCTCGCAGATTGCCCACGCCGCCAGACGCGATTGCTTTTGCCTGGCTTCTCGATAGCCCTGCCTCTCGCAGAACTCGCTCGATTTCTTTATATGACAGGCTTTTGATGCCTGTGATAATCGCCGCCTCATTCATTGGGAATGTGACCGCTGAGAATTCATAAAGGGTCAGCTCTTCAATAATGCGGCTGCCCTTGTCGTCATAACGTGATTTGCCCTGCGGTACGCTGTAACCGATAGACATGGAGTCAATAACGCCATCGCGCATCAGCTCTAGCGCTTCGTCGCCTAGGCGGGTCTTGCTGATCTGAGCCTCAACGTATAAGCCGCGCTCGTCTTCGCGCATGCTTTTCGGTTTGCCGATGGGCTCGCCATGCTGCCACAGCACCTTAACTCGGCCAGCGCGCTCGGCAAGGGTCTTGGTGAAGGCGCCCGGCATGATAACGTCGCCGCCTTGATCGAGGTCGTAAGTCGAGGCGTACCCGCTAAAGGTCCGGCCTTCGATATCATCCGCCTTGAACTGAACGGCTTTGTAATCCATGCGCACCACCGAAAATGATTTGGAATCGTATAGCGCAATACTAGCACGCCTGTCAAGCGTTGGCAAAAGGCCCCGCGCTTGGCGGGGCCTTTTTGTTACGCCGCTTCGCAGCACTCTACGGCGTACTTGACTACTGCCTTGAGCTGGACGCTGGTGGTGATGTGGGCCGGAAGGTCTTCTACATAGCCGGGGCTAACGATGTGGAAGAGCGATCCGTTGCGGCTAACGCCATACTCGATGTAGAAGTCGCTTCCTTCGTCGCCGATAACTACTGTGTCTTCGGTGCGCTCAGTTCCGTCTGCAAGTTCGATGATGCGGGTATCGCTCTCTACATACATCTCGGCGGCTTCGGCGATCTTCTTGGCGGCTGGGGTGATGTTCACTTTAGTCATTGTCGTTCTCCCGGTGCTTGTTGTGTGCGTTGCGTCTCTCTATGTGTTCATAATAGCACACTGCACCGGGTATGCAACACCTTTTTTTCAGTCGGCCACCACATAGCCAACAGCGCAACGACAGTTGATCACCTGCTCAGCACTACCCGCCGGGTCACCTGGCACGTCTAGCTCCTCACCACCCACCAGAAAAGGCTCGTCTAGCTTACGGGTCTGGCCGTCGGCTGCGGCATGGTCCTCCCGTGTGCGCTCACCAGCGGCGGCTATCCACTGCTTGCGCATGGGCATCCCCGTACTCTTAGCGGCTGCCTTGTTGGCTGCCTGGCTCGCGCTATGTACCTCGGTCCTCGAAATAACCCTAGCCCGCGCCCGGCTCAACGCCCCGCCTTGCTCCCGCATGGCGCGCTGTAGCACCCTGCCTGTCGCGGCCTGGCCGATGCCTTCGCGGACCGCCTCGGCAACGACTGGCCGGATGATGTCTAACGCCTGGTCGCGCGTGGTGCCGACGATCTGCGTGACCTTCTGGGCAGACCACCGCCTGATCCAGTTAGCGATAAGGGATTCATACTCGTCAAACAGCCCCTTGCGCTCGGCAGGGCGGTGACCCTTGGCGGCGCCCTCGATGATGCGGTCACCGAAGGCAGAGAACACACTACGCCACGACTTATCCAGCAGCGCCTCCATGCGCTTGCGGTGCTCGTCTAGGGCGCCTGCCTGTGCGCCGGGGCTCTCGTGCGCCTCGGCAAACTCTCGCATGGCACGGGCGATCTCGCGGCGGATGCTGGCCTCCATGCGCATGGCGGATGCCACGAACAATTTCTCCTGCGTAGCTTGTTCGCGCGCGGGGGTTAGGCCCGTTACTAGCCTACTCACTGCCATACCCCAGCCGCTTCATCAGCCGCTTCTCTTCCTCAGTCGTCTCCGGCATCGGCTCAGGCTCCCAGCCTACGGGCATCAGCCCTGCCGCAAGGTAACCAATGTCGCCACCCTCTACGTCATCCATGCCCAGCTCTAGCGCCTGGTTGATGACGTTCAGCGGTACGCCCATGGCAAACAACTTGCCGGCGTTAGTCAGCTTGTCATCCATGCCCTCTTGCAGCGCCGCGACGTTGCTGAGGTCGTACACCACGCGAACATCAGCGCCGAACTCCTGCGCCAACTGGTGATTCAACTGCCGGCTAATAAGCTCCAGCATCGGGATGACGGTATCTTGCCACAGCGCCTTTTCCATCGCGTCCGCGTTGGCCAGGTTGACCGCCTCGGTCATGCCGAGATTGGCCAGGCTCATACCGAAGCACGCGCAAATCTCCGTCCACACTGCGCGGCGGGAATTGACGAAATCCAGCTCGTGCGCGGTCTGGCCCAAGCTTTGCATGTCCGCATTGCTGACCCACGGCTTGCGGGCGTTCTGCGGGCCTGCCTGGCGGTCTTGGTACTGCTGGCGGATCTGCTCTACTTGCTCCTGCGTGGCACCTTCCGGCAGCTTGATATGCACGTCAGCCGAGCCGCGATTCTGTAGGCTCACCTTCTGCCAGATGCCCGACTCTCGGTCGATATCAGTAGCGCGCCCGGCGGCCTTGAGTACCGGATGCCCGAAGATGGGATCGCTTGGATTCGGCAACTTGAGATGGATCATATCGCCAGCATCAATGCGCCGGCCTGCGATGGCGTGGTCGCTGTACTCGAAATATTCCACCAGCCGTTCAGAGCCTGGCTTGATCTTGATGTGTTCAGCAGGCAAGTACCAGATTTGCACCGGCCGCCCGTTGGTGCCTGCCTTGATCTCGGATAGGAACGCATTGCCGGCCAGGTCCAGGGACTGCGAAGCGTGGTACATCAGCTCGTACCAGCTCATGTCTGGATTCGGCGACTCAATAAGCCGTTGCAGCGGGTGGCCGTCTACCCCCTCCCAGCCGTCAGCCGTGCGCCGCTGCACCTTCCATGGCACGGACGCTAACAGCTTGGCGCGCTTCTCCACACAGGCGTAAACGATAGCGCTGGCATTATAGCCCTCGTCAATCGCCGTGCGCACCAACCAATCTTTCTGTTTGGCCGCGTACAGGCGCCACTGCGGCTGTGCCTGGGGCAGGCTCAGGCTCTTAACCTGCTGTTCGACAGGCTCCGACGGCACGGGCACCAACTTGGTTTTGCGGTTAAATGGCCACATCTATAGCGGCTCCTCTGTCGGTATCGGCTCCAAGCCCCACTCGGCGAACTGCTGGTGGGGATCAACATCCACGGCCATCCTCAGTCCACCCGGCGCATTGAGGCTATCAAAAGCCCGCTGTGCTGCCTCTCTATCTAGCAGCCCTTCAGCATGGGGCGGTGTCTCGGGTAGCTCGCCTGTCTGCGTGGGGCCGAGGAACACAGGCTTGACGACGGTGTGGGCCACGGCGTACTCGGTAGTACCATCCGTGTAGCTGGCTTGCTTGAACGTGCCGATGTCCGCGCTGGACTCGCCAAGTAGTAAGGCAAGGTGGTTGGCGTCGGGGATG